ATGGCACTGAATATTCCATTCAGAAATGCGTACTATCGTTTTGCATCCAGTTACTCATTTCTCTTTTTTATTTCCTGGTCGCTGTGGTGGTCGTTATACGCTATTTGGCTGAAAGGACATCTAGGGTTGACAGGGACGGAATTAGGTACACTTTATTCGGTCAACCAGTTTACCAGCATTCTATTTATGATGTTCTACGGCATCGTTCAGGATAAACTCGGTCTGAAGAAACCGCTCATCTGGTGTATGAGTTTCATCCTGGTCTTGACCGGACCGTTTATGATTTACGTTTATGAACCGTTACTGCAAAGCAATTTTTCTGTAGGTCTAATTCTGGGGGCGCTATTTTTTGGCTTGGGGTATCTGGCGGGATGCGGTTTGCTTGATAGCTTCACCGAAAAAATGGCGCGAAATTTTCATTTCGAATATGGAACAGCGCGCGCCTGGGGATCTTTTGGCTATGCTATTGGCGCGTTCTTTGCCGGCATATTTTTTAGTATCAGTCCCCATATCAACTTCTGGTTGGTCTCGCTATTTGGCGCTGTATTTATGATGATCAACATGCGTTTTAAAGATAAGGATCACCAGTGCGTAGCGGCAGATGCGGGAGGGGTAAAAAAAGAGGATTTTATCGCAGTTTTCAAGGATCGAAACTTCTGGGTTTTCGTCATATTTATTGTGGGGACGTGGTCTTTCTATAACATTTTTGATCAACAACTTTTTCCTGTCTTTTATGCAGGTTTATTCGAATCACACGATGTAGGAACGCGCCTGTATGGTTATCTCAACTCATTCCAGGTGGTACTCGAAGCGCTGTGCATGGCGATTATTCCTTTCTTTGTGAATCGGGTAGGGCCAAAAAATGCATTACTTATCGGAGTTGTGATTATGGCGTTGCGTATCCTTTCCTGCGCGCTGTTCGTTAACCCCTGGATTATTTCATTAGTGAAGTTGTTACATGCCATTGAGGTTCCACTTTGTGTCATATCCGTCTTCAAATACAGCGTGGCAAACTTTGATAAGCGCCTGTCGTCGACGATCTTTCTGATTGGTTTTCAAATTGCCAGTTCGCTTGGGATTGTGCTGCTTTCAACGCCGACTGGGATACTCTTTGACCACGCAGGCTACCAGACAGTTTTCTTCGCAATTTCGGGTATTGTCTGCCTGATGTTGCTATTTGGCATTTTCTTCTTGAGTAAAAAACGCGAGCAAATAGTTATGGAAACGCCTGTACCTTCAGCAATATAGACGTAAACTTTTTCCGGTTGTTGTCGATAGCTCTATATCCCTCAACCGGAAAATAATAATAGTAAAATGCTTAGCCCTGCTAATAATCGCCTAATCCAAACGCCTCATTCATGTTCTGGTACAGTCGCTCAAATGTACTTCAGATGCGCGGTTCGCTGATTTCCAGGACATTGTCGTCATTCAGTGACCTGTCCCGTGTATCACGGTCCTGCGAATTCATCAAGGAATGCATTGCGGAGTGAAGTATCGAGTCACGCCATATTTCGCTATCAGGATTCTGTGTGATGGTTACATCGCCCGGCCCAGGGCTGTTTAGTCATCAGCGCTTTCTGACAGTGCTGAGATTTCAACCTGTTGCAGTAAAAATGAGTAGATATAAGGCAAGTGTGCTGCCAAACCCATCTTTTACGGGGTGAAGGTAGATTTCGTTTGAAGGGTATCTGGTGTCCCCTGCAGACATCTACTTGAGGCGGCAGGGGATTGATTGGAATGGTGTTTTTTAGATGTGAAAAATATTTTACCCGCTATTTTACCCATTGGCGCGGCTTAAGAGCTTATTTTTGAATTCACAATGGTCACGATATAACCATCTTGCTCGCCCGTGGATAACTTTGGCTTTAGGCAGGTCTCCGGACTTAATCCGGTCATAGATGAAGGTTTTACCGAAGCCAGTATCGACCATGATGAATTTCAAATCAACCAGGGAATCAGGCTGTAGTTCGTGTTGCATGAGTGCTATCTCCGAATAGGGAATCGAACCTGCAAATCAGGCAATAAAAAACCGCCATCAGGCGGCTTGGTGTTCTTTCAGTTCTTCAATTCGAATATTGGTTACGTCTGCATGTGCTATCTGCGCCCATATCATCCAGTGGTCATAGCAGTCGTTGATGTTCTCTGCTTCGATAACTCTGTTGAATGGTTCTCCATTCCATTCGCCTGTGACTCGGAAGTGCATTTATCATCTCCATAAAACAAAACTCGCCGTAGCGAGTTCAGATAAAAGAAATCCCCGCGAGTGCGAGGATTGTTATTCACCTTTGACGGCAAGTTGCAGGTTAGCCATGGTTAACCTCCTGCGGAGTAGCCTTTACAAGCACTGGTGTAAATCCATCTTCATTAAGGTTATGAATATAGACTTCCGTTCTCCTGCGCTCTTCAGCGTTTAATATGGTTTCTGGATCATAAACCCATACTTTCATTCGACTATTCCATGAAGAAATCGCTTCAGATTTAGTTCGTTTTTCTGGTCCTTGGGCACCACATTTGCATGACACATAGCGCATTTTCCCTCTGATACTGAATGAGTATCCGATGTTAAGCACAGTGGAACCACAGAATGGGCAGCGATATAGATTCATAAATCATCCACCTTAGGCGCAGCTGAGACAGCAACATTCCAGAACTCAGAAAACATATTGTATGCACCAGATAGATTGGAAGTGGCATACCCCCCAAGCTCACTTCTAATCTGAACGGCTCTCATCATTTCCGGGGTTAACTCCTTCGGCACCATAACCCAACCATCCGGAATTACCGGAGAGTTGCCAGCCTTGCGCATGGCAATCTCCACGATTTCAACCATATCTCCTGGCGGGATTTTGCAATGCTGACCAAAGCGCCTCTGCTGTCTGGCATACTCGAGGATGTGCTCCAGTTTGGTTCGATTAATCATTATTTATCTCCCTTAAGCATGGTGGCGCGGCAGGCGTTCCAGCCATCAGCATATGTTTCAGTTACACCGTCGAGATGGCAGGTAAGCAAATCCATTTCATCAGGCACTACCATCGCTGGCGGCGCTGCGTAAAGCGGTGTTATTTCTGCCCGAAAATCACCTACTTTATGCAGTCGCACCCACCGTTCGATTTCTGCTTTGTCAGAATTCATAAGGGTGAACGTATTACATTCATGGTTAATTTGCGTGAAGGTTGCCTTCCACGCCACTGGCTCTGCTTCCAGTGATGCCAGTGCGATACGAAACACATTGGCAAGCAGGCTGTCTGAAGATTGGTTATCGTGCGCCGGGTCGCTCAGGAAACCAGTGATGAATGATTTAATCTCCGCGTTTTCTCTGGTAATAGTGGTCATTTGTTATGCCTCAATACACAAAATCTGTTTTAAATTCATGGTTACATTCTGGACAGCATGTTTCGTAACCTTTTATTTCTTCACATGCCTGTTTAGCTCCAGAAAACTCCCAGAAATCTGGATCACAAAGCAGATCGAAATTGTGACCACATTTGGGACATTCGGTATCAAGTGACAGACTCCAGTAAGCAGTAGTGTTTTTATCCATATCACTCTCCTTTGATGCGAATGCCAGCGGCGCGGATTGCAGCGATGACCTCAGAAACTTTGTATGCCATTACCGTTTGGTAATCATCGTGAAAATCTGTTCGATGAAGCATGCTGCTACGTTCCGGGAGCAGTATTTCCCGCGCTTCCAGTTCTGCAATGCGCTTTTTTGCTGCTTCCAGTTCATCCAGTAATTCCAGCACGGTAGCCGGATTAGCCTTGGCAACAAAATCCCGGACTGGCTTACAATCAATCTCCGCAATGGGTTGATACGATGTGTAGCCATGCTGTCTTGTATAACTACCGTGACGAATAACGAAAAAATCACCATTTATTTTTTTAGCCTGCCACTTATCTTCACCGGCTTTCTCTGCCGCCTCACGCAGTGCCTGATAGTCAATTTTGCTCACTGGTTGCCTCCTTTGCTGGGCTTTCTATCTTCTGAGTGGTTGTATCAAACTCAAACAACTTAACCACGTCATCAAACAGGACATAATCGCCATCAGAATCTTCAGTCATGTCAGCGCCACAATCCTGACCGAACGAGTCACAACCATCCATATCAAGCTCGTATCGCTTGAGTTTTGCGATATTTGATAAATTCAGCGCCAGTACAGCCAGGTCATAAACCTCTTCGGCGGTATACCCTGCGCCATGCCCATACATTTCAATGCGGGATATGATTTCTTCTACCCGTTGTTTTGTGATCGTCATTTTTGCTCACCTCCCTGTTCTTCCAGAAAAATACGCATAGCCTCAAGCATCTCTTCTGTGTCATACGGTGACAGCTTGTCACGTAGAGGCCGCTTGTCGATATTGCTCATTGGAACCTCGCATGATTCTTCCAGCGATTCTGTGCTGCGCTGTTTTTGAATTGATGCCCTTCACGGCTAACACCACCTAGCGTGAAGAGAACCATGCGTCGATTGCTTACATTCAGCCATTGGCGCGGGTAGCAGTTTTTCAGAGCGCGAAGAACGATGATTTTGGCTTTACGGTTTTTCATGACTGCACTCCTTTGCGAATCTTCTGCGCTAAATCATCGAGCATGTTTGCGTAATTGAACTGGTTTACGTTATCAAGGGCGCAAGCTGCCATATCTACACCCTGCGCTCGAACTTCAGCTAGGAAAGCGTCGGTGGCTGGGGTTTCAGTAACATCATCTTCCCATTCGCTAAACTCCTCACGACAAAAGTCATTAAATTCCTTCTCAGATTGCTTAAGTGAGGTATTTTCAGCAGCCATCTTCGCGCATTTAGCCTCAAGGTTATCAATCGTGATTCCAGCAGAACGACACTCCAGCAACGCCGTTTCTAGTTTTGATTCAAGTTCACCGAACTTACGGACAAGATATTCAGCGTTTGTTTCGTTAACCTTTAAATCACTTGGGATGCATTTACCTTTCAGAAAACCATCCATCTCAATTAGTGACATTTGTTTCATTTCTTCCCACTCCGCAACATCGCATTCAGATATTTGTTTTGATTTACTGACGGAAAAGAATTTCTCTTAAGCAATTCCTCTCTCGATGGCATTGGCTTTACGCGTTGGCGAATAATCATTTCTGCCGGAAGAATGCCGGGATTGTATGCAAGTCCTCTCATGGTAAATTCCTCAGTCATTACTGATAGCGCCATAGCGTGAGCGGTAATTACGCAGGCGCGGGTCAATTTCAGGGAAGTGGGTATATGTGGCTTTGCGGAATGGTCGGATTGATGTCTGGTAAATTCGCTCGCGTTCTTCTTTCTCTGCAAGCCATATACAATGGCGAAATTCCTTTTCCTCTTTCGTTTCCTGCGGTAGCGACATTATCAGGTCGTAGTTTTTTCTGAATTTATCCAGCACCTCCGATACGGAATTGCCGGAACAGCGGCGCGGGTCATCCGCACCATACAGAGGCGCTGGCATAATGGAATCCTTATTTTGCTAATTTAGAAGGGAATTGAATCGTCGTATTCAGGATTATTTTGATGATTGCTACTTTGCTGCTGTTGGCTGTTTCCTGAAGTTGCAAATCCAATCTTTGCATTCAGTAATTCAAGAGTGATTGATTGACCATTTTGCCCCTGATAAACATCAACCCTGATGTTTTCTCCGGTAATTTCCACAATGCCACCTTCAACAAGAACACTACGGTAGTAATCCGCTTGCGCTCCCGGCTTGGCAAATACAACGGCGCTGTAGTTTGTCCATTCTTTCTTTTTTGTCTGGCGATCGTAATACTGAACGCCAGCACGGATGTTGAATCCGATATTTTCCCCGGCCTGAAACTCTCTTGCGGGCTTGTTTAGTCTTACAGTAATCGAATGTGCCATTAAGCAGCCGCTCCTTCTAATTCGTCTCGTCTGATGTTGTAAACGTCCTGCGCTTTGTGCTGCTCAGGTGTGCCTTCGAGCATCTTCCACGCTTTGGCGAACGCCTGTTTAAGCTCTTCTACGGTGTTTTTCTGCATTGCTGCGTCAGTGAATGCCTTTAAAACCTGTTCAGGTGTAGGTGATGGCTTTGATTGCTTTGCTGCTGCGTTCTGCTGATGTTTATGCTCGTCTGTATCTGCATCTTTCGCATCATCTATGCCGAACAAACCATTGAGGCAATACTTGCGTGCATAAGAGCTTGTAGCTCCAGTAACTTGTGCAGAATCCATTCCTTTCTTGCTTTCTTCCTCTCGTGCAAGGGCGGTTGCCGTATGACTGTTTTCGCCATCGGTAATAGTTGCCGTGGCTTTCACGTAATACCGATCACCAATCAACACAACTTCATCGCTGATTGATAAAAACAGGCCATTCAGTAGCGGCTTAACGCCTTCAAGAATGTCTTCGCAGCTTCTGTATTTATATTTTCCGAATGAGTTGTACTGATTCTTTGGCGCGTTCAGATTCTCCTGAATGGCTGCCAGTCTTGCGTAAAATTCTTTGCTCATATGATTGTTCTCAGAATGGACATGGCCCAAGGAAATAACGCTGATTTAATACTTCAGTCTTTGCCGCATTTAAAAATACGCGAACACCTTCACGATCTCCCTTCTGGCGATACATTAACGCCTGCTGCGTGTACATGCGTCTCTGTAACTTGCTCTCCTTCACTGTGGTTGCAAGTGACATGAATATCTCCTTCGTTACCGATTAATTCTTTCATCTGACGAATGAATTCTTCGTCTGACCAGTTATCTGTAAAACTCATTTCCTGCGATACCACGGAAGATTGATAGCTGATTTCATCGCTTTATTTGCTTCAAGCCACATTTTGGAATCACCAATAAATCTGGCTATTACTGCTTTGTTCTGTGCAGCACGAAGCATCTGGTGATTGATGGCTATTTCATTGCGCATAATAAGACCTCAACTCTTTTCCATCCGTCACGTAATTTACGGGTGATTCGTTCAAGTAAAGATTCATTTAATTGGAAGGCACCCATGCGAGCGCCTCCCGCGATTGCGTAAATCATGGGTGGTTCCTTATGTTGGTTTTATTAGTAGGTTATTTTTGTTGCGAATACTTCGCCTTTTACGATGGCTGTTATGATATTTTTAGCAACATCTTCTGATGCGCCAACCTTGATAAGGTCAGCAAGTATTTTGTTATTTACTTCTTTCCGGTGAGCTTTATCCTTTGCTCTACGCTCTTCTTCGTCCTTGATTCTTTTTTCTTCTGCTATTCTGGCTTGCTCTTTTGCTTCAGCCTCACGACGGATTCGTTCAGCCTCCTCCTGTGCTTTTCTGCGTTCTGCTTCAATTGCTGCCTGCTTTTCTCTTTCAGCTCGTTCTGCTGCCTCTTTTGCTTCGCGCTGTGCTCGTTGCTCGGCTTCAATGCGTTCACGCTCTGCACGTTCCGCTGCGGCCTTAGCTTCTGCTTCTCGCCTTGCTGCTGCTTCAATTTCGGCTTTTGCCTTTGCTTCGGCTTCTGCTCTGGCTTTCTCTTCAGCTTCTCTTTTTAAGCGTTCTTCATGCTCTCGCTTTTCCTGCTCCGCTTTGAGTCTTGCCTCTTCTCTTTGGCGGTCAAATTCGCGATCCATCAAAATCGCTATTTCATGGTCAGACTCAATTTGCTTTGCGAGAGCTTCAGCTGCTGCCTTAGCTTCTTCTTCGGCTTTAATCCGCGCCTGTTCTTCCTCATAATCAGTAAGAGGCTGGCGTACCTTGGCTTTCAGCTCATCAAGGCGATCACGCACTGTCTTGCGGTTGGCATCAATTAGCTTTGGAATTTCCTTCAGTTCAGCAACAAGGTCTTTGCCAAGACCATCGAGATATGTTTTCGTCTGCGCAACTTTATACGCCAGAGAAGCGATCTCCTTTCTGCCCTTTGCCGTTGCGATATCAGGCACAAAGGACATAACTTCACGTTCAACCTTTTGAAGGATTTCTTCAATCTGGTCGGCAGACTGAAATACAGTCATTGCATTTGCTTTTTCAATAACAACTAAATCTGTTACTTCACTCATATATCCTCCGTCAAAAAAATTGCCCTCACACTGGAGGGCAAAGAAGATTTCCAATAATCAGAACAAGTCGGCTCCTGTTTAGTTACGAGCGACATTGCTCACATAGCAAACTCGCAAATCTGCTATAGGCGCTTATTCGCATCGCATGACAACATCAAATTTTTCGAGATTACTTTGTCGCAACAATCCTTCTTCGACGCGGTCAGCTTTTCTATAATTATCAAATTCGAAATGTTTAATTACTTCTTTTGTTTCTCGCTCTATAACATTCAACAATGTATTTCCTATTCATCATTCTTCCCCAAGAGCTTTGCTAATTGCTGACTGTGCTTTCGATACTTCATCAGGATAATGGTCATTCCAGCTTTGCTTGTATTCCTTGTTTAGCATCGCTCAGGGGGATATCTCCTTCAGTTTTGACCATTCGCCTTAATACTTTCCTTAAGTCGATGTAAAGTTGAAGGTCTCCATTTGCTGCGGCATCATCCATTTTTTGCCTGACAAGCAGTAATGTTTCATACGGCTCAATAAGAATATCGTCATGAGTAATTAGGTGAAGCGTTGCCGCATCAACTATTCCTAGAGCTGCGCCAAGTATCAAAAATTCCCTGCTATTTTTGTCGCATGAGGAGATAAGCGTATTTAGCGCATACCTAATATTCTTTATAGCTGTTGTTAATGCTGCAATTTCTTCTATAGCGTCTTCTCCAATGAGCTTTTTAAGCTCATATTTTTCTTCCTGACCCATAATTACCTCGCCGTCAGTTGTTTTGATTTCCGGTAGCCTGCCGCGTAAATGGCTACGTTTGGCAGGCAAATACTTCCACTGCATTCATCTGCCTTCTTGCAGCGAATGCTTCCGAGTGATGCTGCTTTATCTGCTCTGACGCAACCAGAGAGCTTTAGCTCAATTTTTCGCGCCAGTCGCTGTTCTTGCATTGCCTGTTCACGTTGAGCCTGTCTGCGTGCTCTGCGGCGATTTCTGGCGTTATCGTCAGCCAGATATGTAATGACTACTGTCATGTTGACCTCCGATGATTGACTTTGGCGGTGACGCGCCGGGTGCTTATCTTCCGGTTGCCGTCGTGCAGCTGCACTTCACGTCACCCCAAAGCCAACTACTCTTTGGTTCCCGCATTTCGGCGGGACAATCCCATCAATGTTAAAGAGCCTGCCAATCTGTTCCGTTTGGCTACCAGCGTCCTGCTGATGGCTTAAATTTAAGATCTCTTTAATTAATGGTCAAGAGTATTTTTGAAGAAAACTTAAATTTTCTTTCGTAACTTAAGTTTGGCTTTGATTTTTAAAGGAAATAAAAAAAAGGGGCGAATGCCCCCTTATGGAAGGTTTGCTAGTTTTGCATCGACAACTACGCCGATGATTTTGCAGTTTCCGTTGATCTCGATCATCGGATATTGTGGGTTAAGTGGTTTTAGAAACTTCCTGCCTGCATCAATAACTAACTTCTTGAAAGTTGCCTCGTTTTCTCCTTCGAGCTTTGCAACTACCAGTTTCCCGTTACGCGGCTCTACTTCAGGATCGACGAGTATTATCATTCCTTCAGGGATACTGAGACCGGCCGGAGCCGTCATTGAGTCTCCCTTCACGTCCAACCAAAACGAATCTTCTGAACAGTCTACGGTTGTATCGTACCAGTTATCTATTGCACGCTTATGATATGGTTCTACAGCTTCCATCCAGCATCCTGCGCTCACCCAGCTAATCAGAGGGTATGACCCTCTTGGATCATGCCTACTGTGATAGGCAATGTTTGAAAGACTTTCCTCTCCTTTCATCAGATAGTCAGGGGAACACTTCAACGCATTAGCCAGGGCAAGAAGATTCTCTCCATTTGGCTCTGTCTCAGAGCGTTCCCACTGAGATATGGCAACATTAGACACGCCGACCATCTTTCCAAGTGCGGCTTGCCTGATCTTGAGTTCTTTTCTCCGAGCGCGAATGCGCTCTCCCATCAATTGAGTTTTCATAGTTAAGACATCTTAAATAAACTTGACTTAAGATTCCTTTAGTGGATAATTTAAGTGTTCTTTAATTTCGGAGCGAGTCTATGTACAAGAAAGATGTTATCGACCACTTCGGAACCCAGCGTGCTGTAGCTAAAGCGTTAGGCATTAGCGACGCAGCAGTCTCTCAGTGGAAGGAAGTCATCCCAGAGAAAGACGCCTATCGACTGGAAGTCGTTACAGCTGGCGCCCTGAAGTATCAAGAAAGCGCTTACCGCAAAGCGGCATAAGCAAATTGCTCTTTAACAGTCATGGTCCTCATTCCCGCCGAAATGCGGGAATACAACGCGCATAAGTTGATGCGCATAACTTCTTATTTGTTAAGGAAATACTTACATATGGTTCGTGCAAACAAACGCAACGAGGCTCTACGAATCGAGAGTGCGTTGCTTAACAAAATCGCAATGCTTGGAACTGAGAAGACAGCGGAAGCTGTGGGAGTTGATAAGTCGCAGATCAGCAGGTGGAAGAGGGATTGGATTCCAAAGTTCTCAATGCTGCTTGCTGTTCTTGAATGGGGCGTCGTTGACGACGACATGGCTCGATTGGCACGACAAGTTGCTTCGATTCTCACCAATAAAAAACGCCCGGCGGCAACCGAGCGTTCTGAACAAATCCAGATGGAATTCTGAGGGAATTACTGGATCAATCCACAGGAGTCATTATGACAAAACAACTCAGTCCTTACCAGGACAAAATTCACAAACACATACTACGTGATCGCTTCCTGTCCAGCTTCAAGCAGCCTGGTCGATTCCGGGCTGAGTTGGAAAAGGTGAAGCTGATGCAGAAGGAGAAAGGTCATGAGTAACATATCTAATCTAGCCGAAGCCAGAGAGGCCAGAAGGCTACAACAACCGCATCAAAGCAGCGGTAAGGGGTATGCCTTGCTGCACCGTAAAATTATGGATGTGCCGTTTTACAAGGACGCAGAAGCTGCGCATCTGTGGGTTCACTTAATCCTCAAAGCAAAGCATACGCCTGAGTATGTAATGACTGACGCAGGAGAAATTATGGTAGGCAGAGGGAAGCTACTTGGCGGTAGAAACTCTCTGGCGTTTGAAACAGGACTCAAACCAGATCGCGTTCAGTACCTGCTTAGAAAGTTCAAAAAACTCGGCATGATTGACTGGGTTTCACACGGTAAATTCTCAGTTTTCTCGGTAGAGAAATATGACGATTATCAGTCAAGTTTTGTACCAGCAGATTACCAGCAAATTACCACCTCAAAGCCAGCAATACCAATGCCTGTAAGCAATACTGTACCAGTAGATTACCAGCAAATTACCACAGATAAAGAATATAATAATATTATCTCTAATACTGACGTATTAGAGAGTGCCACAGCAGACAAAAAGTCTGACAAGAAAAAACCTTCCGTCAGCTGTCAGGATGTTGTCGATGCTTACCACGAAATCCTTCCTGAAGCGCCAAGAATCCGCGCACTGAATGACAAGCGTAAAAACCAGATCCGAACGTTCTGGCGCAAAGCCGGAGTAATAACACGCCAACTTGACGGGCATGGGTTCACGATGCAGGACTGGAGAAATTATTTGAGCTACGTAGGCGAAAATTGCCGATGGATGTTCGAAGAGCGCCCAAACCATCAACGCGGAACCGTCTGGCACAAAAAGGGATTTGATTTCCTGCTTAACGACAATACCTACCTGAAAGTTCGTGAGGGTGAACACGATGACCGATAATTTTTATGCGCCGCCCCATAGCATCGAGGCAGAGCAGGCGGTGATTGGTGGATTGCTTCTGGATGATGACAGCAGTGAGCGCGTCCAGAAAGTTCTGGCGATGCTGAAGCCTGATTCATTTTACAGCCGACCACACAAAATCCTTTTCGAAGAAATAACCAGAATGCACCGGGAGCAAAAGCCAGTAGATGGCCTGACGCTTTTCGATGAACTGGAGCGCAAATCGTTAACGGTGTCTGTTGGCGGTTTTGCTTATATCGCTGAGATCGCAAAGAACACGCCAAGCGCAGCAAACATCGTTGCTTATGCAATGCAGGTTCGCGAAACCGCAATGGAACGCTACGCCATCAACCGCATGACTGAAGCGACGGAATTGCTCTATTCCCGCAACGGAATGACTGCAACGCAGAAGTACGAAGCTATTCAGTCGATTTTCACGCAACTGACAGACCATGCAAAAACCGGATCGCGTCGCGGCCTTCGCTCATTTGGTGAGGTCATGGAAGACTGGGTTAGCGACCTTGAGAAGCGATTTGACCCGTCAGGCGAACAACGAGGAATGAGCACAGGGATCCCATCGCTGGACAGGATGCTGTCACCGAAAGGTCTGGTGAAAGGCTCTCTGTTTGTCATTGGCGCTCGCCCTAAGATGGGGAAAGCGCAACCGCTTAATTCACGCATTTTGCTTGCTGATGGTTCATGGACAACATTTCGTGACGTATGTGTTGGAGATTCCCTAGCATCAGTGGATGGACAACCATCATTCGTGTCTGGAGTTTTTCCTCAAGGGGAGCGAGATATTTACCGAGTTACGTTCTCTGACGGAAGAACCGTTGATTGCGCGGATGATCATTTGTGGGAAATTCATAGTAACCGTATTACCGGTGGCGTTGATGTTGTAGACACCTGCCGCCTACGGGACATGATGGAATGCGTTCGCTATCAAAGCCGCATTCATGTTCCTGGTATTAGCGGTGACTTCGGATTGCCTGTTGATTTAGGGATTAGCCCATGGCTGTTAGGTGCGTTACTTGGCGATGGAAATCTTGCAGGTACGCCACGAATCAGCATGACGGAACCATACATCATTGAGCGAGTAAGATCTGAAGTGGGTGACGATATTGAAGTCAGGCATGTTTCTGGCTGCGATTACTCCCTATCTCACAAGTTTAGCCGCAAATTATCTCTTACGCGGGTTATGCAACGGCTTGGTATCTACGGCCGGATGTCAGAGATTAAAATTATCCCGGATATTATTTTTTCTGCTGATAAGCAAACTCGTATTGATGTTCTATGCGGATTACTTGAAACCGATGGTTGGGTTGAAGGAAATAATGCCCTGCGCTTTAGCTCGGCAAGCAAGTTCCTGTCAGATGGTGTAAAGCGGCTGGTGCATTCTCTTGGTGGCGTGTGTCGTATGACAACCAAACAGGAGCCGAAATTCAGTTATAAGGGAGAAATGCGCAAAGGTATGGATGCCCATATTTGCGCAATCAGGTTGCCTGATGAGGTTCTATCACACATAAAATCTCCACGCCTGAAGCAAAAATTCACTGCAAAACGCATCAAAACAAGTGCGCCTGTTATCACGTCGGTTGAGTATATTGGACGTGAAGAGTGCATTTGCATCATGGTATCCCACGAGAGACATTTGTATGCAACTGACGGATACATTCTAACCCACAACACCACGCTATACAGCCAGATGGCAATCAACTGCGCAGTGCATGAGAAAAAGCCCGCTCTGATGTTCAGCCTTGAAATGCCAGGTGACCAGATACTGGAAAAACTGGTAGGGCAGAAGTCTGGTGTTAACCCGAATATTTTTTACCTTCCGGCGACAAATGACGCTGATGACGGCTATCAGGGTGATTACGATGGTGACTTCAACAGGGCGATCGAAACAGCTAATCGCTTGAGTGAAATCGACATGCTTTACATCGACGACACGCCGGGATTATCTCTGGCTCAAATCGTCAGCGAAAGCCGTCGAATCAAGCGAGAAAAAGGATGTGTTGGCATGATTCTGGTCGATTACCTGACACTAATGACCGCTGAGAAGGCCGATCGCAACGACCTTGCTTACGGCATGATCACCAAAGGACTGAAGAACCTTGCCAAAGAGCTTGATTGCGTTGTTGTGCTTCTGACACAGCTTAACCGCGCACTGGAAAGCCGAACCAATAAACGCCCATTACCAAGTGACTCACGAGATACAGGGCAGATTGAACAGGATTGCGATTATTGGGTTGGGATCCATCGTGAAGGCGCTTTTGATGACAGTGTTCCACCTGGTGAAACCGAACTAATCCTTCGTCTCAATCGTCATGGCAATACCGGCACGGTGTATTGCATTCAGGCAAATGGCGCTATTTATGACACAGACCAACAGTCTGCTGAAATGCGCCGACGTGAACGCGAGGAACCGCAGTCCAAGAAGAAAGGAGGATTCTGATGACCATCTACATCACTGAGCTAATAACAGGCCTGCTGGTAATCGCAGGCCTTTTTATTTGGGGGAGAGGGAAGTCATGAAAAAACTAACCTTTGAAATTCGATCTCCAGCACATCAGCAAAACGCTATTCACGCGGTACAGCAAATCCTTCCAGACCCAACCAAACCAATCGTAGTAACCATTCAGGAACGCAACCGCAGCTTAGACCAAAACAGGAAGCTTTGGGCTTGCCTTGGTGACGTCTCTCGTCAGGTTGAATGGCATGGTCGCTGGCTGGATGCAGAAAGCTGGAAGTGTGTGTTTACCGCAGCATTAAAGCAGCAGGATGTTGTTCCTAACCTTGCCGGGAATGGCTTTGTGGTAATAGGCCAGTCAACCAGCAGGATGCGTGTAAGCGAATTTGCGGAGCTATTAGAGCTTATACAGGCATTCGGTACAGAGCGTGGCGTTAAGTGGTCAGACGAAGCGCGACTGGCTCTGGAGTGGAAAGCAAGATGGGGAGACAAGGCTGCATGATAAATGTCGTTAGTTTCTCCGGTGGCAGGACGTCAGCATATTTGCTCTGGCTAATGGAGCAAAAGCGACAGGCTGGTGAAGACGTGCATTACGTTTTCATGGATACAGGGGCAGAGCACCCTAAAACATATGAGTTCATCCGAAATATCGTCAGTAACTGGAAAATAGACTTACATTGCCTTCGTGTAATACCTAATCCAGAAATGGGGAAGGCCAGTAGTTATGAAGAGATAGGTGTCACTGATATTGGTCCAGATCTTATACCGTGGAAAAGGATGTTGAATAAATACGGACATCCATATATCGGCGGTGCGTTCTGTACCGACAGAATGAAGTCTGTTCCATTCACCAAATATTGTCAGGAAAAGTTTGGGAAAGGAAATTACATCACATGGCTTGGCATTCGCACAGATGAACCAAACAGGCTTAAAAGGGCTAATGGTTTTCGGTACCTGGCTGATATAAGCGATTTTGAAAAACAGGATGTGCTTGATTGGTGGAGTGGGCAGAAGTTTGATCTTGGCATACAGGAGCATCTTGGTAATTGTGTTTTCTGTATAAAAAAAAGTATGCAAAAGGTTGCGCTGGCAGCCATGGATGAGCCAGAACTTGCAGATGCATTTATCAACATCCTTGATACAGAAATAAAAACAGGAAAGGAACCGGTTATGTATCGAGGGAATAATACACTTAAATCACTGATTGCCTTGTTTAGTGATATATCAAGAGATGAGTTAGCCTCAAGAATGACATCAATGCGACAGTATGATTCAGGTTCGTGTTCTGAATCATGTGAAGCATTTTCATGTCAGCTTGGATTTAATTTTGAGGATGCGGCATGAGACGACAGCGACGAAGTATCACCGACATCATCTGCGAAAACTGCAAATACCTTCCAACGAAACGCTCCAGAAATAAACGCAAGCCAATCCCAAAAGAATCTGACGTAAAAACCTTCAACTACACGGCTCACCTGTGGGATATCCGGTGGCTAAGACATCGTGCGAGGAAATGACAATGCTTTTAATTCAACCTGGATTTGGACTTAGCATCAAAAAAGGCCACATGTTTGGCGAGAAAGAGTCACAACGAAAAATGGTGTCTATCCGGTTGCCATTTATCAGTATTTATTGGCTAAACAGGGAGGCAACAAATTATTGGTATACATGCGCCAGAGCAGCATTTAACGACCCTGACTGGTTTGTGAAAAACCACCACGCAGTTCGTCAGGCAAAGAGAAAGGCCAACATGACATACATGAAGGCGTATCAAAAAGCATGGAAAGAACACCGCGATCGATACCAACAAGACATGGAAAAGCTTGAATCAGAAAACATGGAATTAAGACGAAAGCTTGGTGAAGCAAAACGAGACATTGATGCTTACAAGCGACTTTTTAATGGTGAAAGCCATGCTTAGCCCATCCCAATCCCTTCAATACCAGAAAGAAAGCGTCGAGCGAGCTTTAACGTGCGCTAACTGCGGTCAGAAGCTGCATGTTCTGGAAGTTCACGTGTGCTCCGATTGCTGCGCAGAGCTTATGAGCGATCCGAATAGCTCAATGTACGAGGAAGAAGACGATGAATGAGTTAATAAATGGCAATGCCATCAAAATGACAAGCATTGAAATCGCTGAGTTGGTTGGTAAGCGTCATGACAATGTGAAACGTACCATCGAAACGCTGGCTAAAAATGGTGTTATCCGGCTTCCTCAAATTGAGGTTTCCGAAAGAATCAATAACTTAGGGTTCAATGTTCAGTACGAGCATTACGTTTTCGAAGGCGAACAAGGTAAGCGAGACAGTATTGTCGTTGTTGCCCAGTTGTCGCCGGAATTCACCGCTCGCCTTGTTGACCGCTGGCGAGAGCTTGAAGAAGCTGCGGTTAATATCCCCAAAACGCTACCAGAAGCGTTGCGCCTTGCTGCTGATCTTGCTGAGCAGAAAATGCAACTGGAAAACCAGCTCGCAATTGCCGCACCTAAAGTTGAGTTTGCCGATCGCGTTGGCGAGGCCAGCGGAATTTTGATTGGAAACTTTGCAAAGGTTGTCGGTATTGGTCCAAACAAACTGTTTGCGTGGATGCGCGATCACAAAATCCTTATTGCTTCAGGTTCCCGGCGCAATGTGCCAATGCAGGAATATATGGATCGCGGCTATTTCACAGTGAAAGAAACAGCGTTCAACACAAATCACGGAATACAGATATCGTTCACCACAAAAATCACCGGGCGTGGTCAACAGTGGCTGACCAGAAGGCTGCTCTATAGCGGAATGCTGAAAGTAACAGGGGAGGCTGCTTAATGGCTAAACTACGCAAAGAAGCGCGCGGCAGAGAATGCCAGGTACGTATTTACGGCGTATGCAATGGTAATCCTGAAACTACAGTTCTGGCACATTACCGGATGGCTGGAATTTGCGGAACGGGAATGAAGCCTGACGACCTGATCGGCGCATGGGCTTGTAGCGCGTGTCACGATGAAATCGACCGACGCACCCATAATCTCGACAACAAAGACGCCAGACTTTACCACCTCGAAGGCGTGATCAGGACGCAGGCGATACTGCTGAAGGAGGGGAAGATTAAGTCATGAGCGAATATCAGTTTGTGCTTCCATACCCGCCGTCGGTGAATACCTACTGGCGAAGAAGGGGAAGCCAATACTACATCAGCGATAAAGGCCAGAAATACCGAAAAGATGTACAGCAAATAATCCGCCAACTCAAGTTAGACATTTTCACCAAATCACGACTCCGCATCAAAGTCATCGCAGACGTTCCAGACTCTCGCCGCCGCGACCTCGACAACATCCTGAAAGGTTTACTCGACTCCCTTATCCACGCCGGATTTGCGGAAGACGACGAGCAATTCGATGACATTCGCGTAATTCGTGGTGTGAAAGTACCAGGCGGACGGCTTGGAATAAAAATCACCGAACTGGAGAACGTATGAACGCCACAATTCAAACGATACCAGAGCTTCTTATCCAGACACGAGGCAATCAGACCGAAGTGGCGAGGATACTTTCCTGCGCAAGAGGAACAGTGCTCAAGTACAACCGAGACAGCAAAGGCGAGCGTCACGTAATAGTTAACGGCGTCCTGATGGTCAAACAGGGCAAGAGGGGAAGACGATGAGACTCGAAAGCGTAGCTAAATTTCATTCGCCAAAAAGCCCGATGATGAGCGACTCACCACGGGCCACGGCTTCTGACTCTCTTTCCGGTACTGATGTGATGGCTGCTATGGGGATGGCGCAATCACAAGCCGGATTCGGAATGGCTGCATTCTGCGGTAAGCATGAACTCAGCCAGAACGACAAACAAAAGGCTATCAACTATCTGATGCAATTTGCACACAAGGTATCGGGGAAATACCGTGGTGTGGCAAAGCTTGAAGGAAATACTAAGGCAAAGGTACTGCAAGTTCTCGCAACATTCGCTTATGCGGATTATTGCCGTAGTGCCGCAACGCCGGGTGCAAGATGCAGAGATTGTCACGGTACAGGCCGTGCGGTTGATATAGCAAAAACAGAGCAGTGGGGGAGAGTTGTTGAGAAAGAATGCGGAAGATGCAAAGGTGTCGGCTATTCAAGGATGCCAGCAAGCGCCGCATATCGCGCTGTAACGATGCTAATCCCAAACCTTACTCAACCCACCTGGTCACGCACTGTTAAGCCGCTGTATGACGCTCTGGTGGTGCAATGCCACAAAGAAGAGTCAATCGCAGACAACATTTTGAATGCGGTCACACGTTAGCAGCATGATTGCCACGGATGGCAACATATTAACGGCATGATATTGACTTTTTGAATAAAGTTGGGTAAATTTGACCAAACGATGGGTTAATTCGCTCGTTGTGGTAGTGAGATGAAAAGAGGCGGCGCTTACTACCGATTCCGCCTAGTTGGTCACTTCGACGCATCGTCTGGAACTCCAACCATCGCAGGCTGAGAGGTCTGTAAAATGCAATCCCGAAACAGTTCGCAGGTAATAGTTAGAGCCTGCATAACGGTTTCGGGATTTTTTATATCTGTGTAACAGGTAAGAGCATTCTCCCTTATGGGGCTTGGCTTAAATGCACCGAGTGCTCTTATCGTTGTGGCAGCACAACGATAGTTTTCGTCAGAGTTGGCGACTTTGCGGTTTTTTAGAAACTGACCACAAAGATAAATGCAAACGATGATGTTGTTCTGATGGCGGCGTAATAGCCTGTAAGTCAGCAAGGTCTTCCGACTCCTTGTAAACAAATTCGGCGCACTGGCCCGGTGTGATTAATAATGGGCACACAACAGGTAAGAGCATTGCGCGCCTGACGAGTCCATGAGGGACGAAACGCATTAGCGTCGCGCGGAGTATCCCCAGCCGGGGAATAACTGGATACCAGGGGAGACAACCCTAAGCGCATTTACGAATGTGTTTAGGGCGTGGGTCGGCAATGACTCCCTGTGCAGCCGACATCTGGCCCGGCAACATACAGTGCTCTTTCCGTTGTGCTGAATTAAGCGAATACCGGAAGCAGAACCGGATCACCAAATGCGTACAGGCGTCATCGCCGCCCAGCAACAGCACAACCCAAACTGAGCCGTAGCCACTGACTATCCTGAATTCATCAGTGATAGTTATGCTGCGGCCTTCTACACATGACCTTCGTGAAAGCGGGTGGCAAGAGGTTGCACTAACAACCTCATGCCGTTTTGCCCGTGCATATCGGTCACGAACAAATCTGATTACTAAACACAGTAGCCTGGATTTGTTCTATCAGTAATCGACCTTATTCCTAATTAAATAGAGCAAATCCCCTTATTGGGGGTAAGACATGAAGATGCCAGAAAAACATGACCTGTTAGCCGCCATTCTCGCGGCAAAGGAACAAGGCATCGGGGCAATCCTTGCGTTTGCAATGGCGTACCTTCGCGGCAGATATAATGGCGGTGCGTTTACAAAAACAGTAATCGACGCAACGATGTGCGCCATTATCGCCTGGTTCATTCGTGACCTTCTCGACTTCGCCGGACTAAGTAGCAATCTCGCTTATATAACGAGCGTGTTCATCGGCTACATCGGTACTGACTCGATTGGTTCGCTTATCAAACGCTTCGCTGCTAAAAAAGCCGGAGTAGAAGATGGTGGAGATCAATAATCAACGTAAGGCGTTCCTCGATATGCTGGCGTGGTCAGAGGGGACAGATAACGGACGTCAGAAAACCAGAAATCATGGTTATGACGTCATTGTTGGCGGAGAGCTATTTACTGATTACTCCGATCACCCTCGCAAACTTGTCACGCTAAACCCCAAACTCAAATCAACAGCAGCCGGACGTTACCAGCTTCTTTCCCGTTGGTGGGATGCCTATCGTAAGCAGCTTGGCCTGAAAGACTTCTCTCCCAAAAGCCAGGACGCTGTGGCATTGCAGCAGATTAAAGAGCGTGGCGCTTTACCGATGATTGATCGCGGTGATATCCGTCAGGCTATCGACCGTTGCAGCAATATCTGGGCTTCACTGCCGGGGGCTGGTTATGGTCAGTTCGAGCATAAGGCTGATAGCCTGATTGCAAAATTCAAAGAAGCTGGCGGAACGGTCAGAGAGATTGAGGTATGAGCAGAGTAACCGCGATTATCTCCGCTCTGGTTATCTGCATCATCGTCTGCCTGTCATGGGCGGTCAATCATTACCGTGATAACGCCATCGCCTACAAAGAGCAGCGAGATAAAAAAGTCAGTGAGCTGAAGCAGGCGACCGCCACCATTACTGACATGCAGCAACGCCAGCGTGCTGCTGATGTACTCGATGCTAAATACACGAAGGAGTTAGCTGATGCGAAAGCTGAAAATGATGCTCTTCGTCGCAAGCTTGATAATGGTGGCAGGGTGCTCGTCAAAGGAAAATGCCCTGTGCCATCCTCAGCCGAAACCTCCGGCGCCTCCGGCATGGGCAATGATGCCACCGTCGAACTCTCTCCAGTTGCTGGACGAAACGTTCTCGGTGTCCGGGACGGAATTATCCGCGACCAAACAGCACTGAGAACGCTTCAGGAATACATCAGGACGCAATGCCTTCGGCGATAGCGATAATTTTACTCATCATCCTTCACATCTGGCTCTGTAGACAGGGTGGTGATCACTTCTGGAGTGAATCCAGATTAAACATCTCATTGCTGATGCTTGAAGTTGAGCATCTGGCGCGCGGTAAGGGGCTGCGTTGAGATAAGAGCCAGTCATTACAAATACCAGGATTTAGCCTCGCATTTGCGGGGCTTTTTTACATCTGCAGTAAACCGCGCATCGCAGCGCGTAACAATCCCGAGTCTTTCAGAAAGCTGAGCCTGAGAACTGCCGTATATGGTGGCGACCATCTCGGGGACGGCTTTTCTGTGCGAACAGGCTCATCTTTCTAAAAGGTAAACGCTATGAATAACTTTGTTGAAATTACCTCAAGAATTGGTCGCATGTACCAAGATTTTCTTATAAGTGGAAAGGGGTCTGGCGACATCATAGAGGAAATTGACAAGCTAAGTGCAGAGCTGAGAAGGAATGGGTGTGTTAATTCTATCTTTTTTGAAACTTTGCTAAAGCAAGGCTTCATGTTTGACATGATTAATTACAACAAAGTCGCACCCAGTGCTTCGCAAAAATCATATGTGTACGTTCTGCATGCTGAAGATAGTGGGCTAACAAAAATAGGGTTTAGTCGCAGGGTTAATAAACGAATTTCAGAGATATCTCGCATGAGTGGTGGGAAGCTAAATCTAATTGCAAGGATTCCGGCCGATAGAGAGCTTGAAACCAAATTGCACCAAAAATATTACAACTATAGGTCGCACGGGGAGTGGTTTAGCCTCAATCGTTGTCATTTGAAAGAGCTAAAAGAAATGCCTGGTAACGAACTGAAATAATCCCCGGGCTCACTAATTAACGGCAGTACAGCGAAACAACCCAAGCCAGAAAGTGGGGAAATAACACTGGCAGCCACTGAAAGATGAACCTCCAGCCTTATGGCAAAAAAGATTCTTTGTGGTGGCGGACTGATGGAAAGACATCGGTTATTGCAGAGGCCATTCAATGAGTGGTCTCGACAATGGCTTATACCCTACACGGGATAACTTAACTGATATCCCTTTTAACGGATAAACGGAGCCAACAATGGCAGAGATTATTCCCATGACTGAAGAACAGAAATTCCAGTTAGAGATTTACAAACTGGTCATGAACCAGAACGCAGCCGCAGAGGAAGCATTTCAGTTCATTGGCACTGACGAACTGAAGCTTGAGCTATTCAAAATTCACTTCCAGTCAGGCGGCGCTAATTCAGATATCACGACCCGCACAATCGAAGCGGTGCGTAAATCGAAGGAAGCGTTAGACCTGTTCACTACCGGAGCATGATGTGAGCCGCGTAATCAATTTGGGTAAGGAGAAGAAATTCCCAATTACTCAAGAGCTATACGAGCGGCTGGAAAGCGTCATCCATGATTACGATGGTGAAATCAGTTTATGCGAGGCGATTGGTACACTCGAATTACTGAAGCAGTCACTGATTGAAGGCGCGAAAGAGTCCTCAGCCTGAAATGACAATTAAGTGAGATGAATATGGCGACTGAACCAAAAGCTGGTCGCCCCTCTGATTATATGCCGGAGGTGGCTGACGATATCTGCTCGTTGCTTTCTTCTGGCGAAAGTTTGCTGAAAGTATGTAAGCGTCCTGGTATGCCGGATAAGTCCACTGTTTTCCGCTGGTTGGCAAAGCATGAGGATTTTCGCGACAAGTACGCGAAGGCAACTGAGGCACGAGCTGATTCTATTTTCGAAGAGATATTCGAAATTGCTGACAATGCGATTCCAGATGCTGCTGAGGTGGCAAAGGCAAGACTTCGCGTTGATACCCGCAAATGGGCGCTGGCCCGAATGAATCCCCGTAAGTATGGCGACAAGGTAACTAACGAGCTTGTCGGTAAGGACGGCGGCGCAATTCAGATTGAAACATCACCGATGAGCACTCTATTCGGAAAATGACCTCGATTAATCCTATCTTTGAACCGTTCATTGAGGCGCATCGCTACAAAGTCGCCAAAGGCGGTCGAGGTAGCGGTAAGTCATGGGCAATTGCGAGGCTGCTTGTTGAAGCGGCGCGTCGGCAGCCAGTGCGTATTCTCTGCGCTCGTGAACTGCAAAACAGTATCAGCGATTCGGTAATCCGGTTGCTTGAAGACACTATCGAGCGTGAAGGGTATTCGGCTGAGTTTGAAATTCAGCGTTCCATGATTCGTCATCTCGGAACGAATGCTGAATTCATGTTCTACGGCATCAAAAACAACCCGACGAAGATTAAATCGCTCGAAGGTATTGATATCTGCTGGGTGGAGGAAGCGGAAGCGGTAACGAAGGAATCATGGGATATTCTGATACCGACCATCCGTAAGCCGTTCTCTGAAATATGGGTAAGTTTCAACCCGAAAAACATCCTCGACGATACCTATCAGCGATTCGTCGTAAACCCTCCTGATGATATTTGTCTGCTGACGGTGAACTACACCGACAACCCGCACTTTCCTGAAGTCCTCCGTCTGGAGATGGAAGAGTGCAAACGCAGAAATCCGACGCTGTATCGTCACATCTGGCTTGGCGAGCCAGTAAGCGCAAGTGATATGGCAATCATCAAACGTGAATGGCTTGAAGCCGCAACCGATGCGCACAAGAAACTCGGATGGAAAGCGAAAGGCGCTGTTATTTCTGCGCATGACCCATCAGATACAGGGCCAGATGCTAAAGGTTACGCATCGCGTCACGGCTCGGTGGTTAAGCGCATTGCCGAAGGTCTACTGATGGACATCAACGAGGGCGCTGACTGGGCTACTTCTCTGGCGATTGAAGACGGCGCTGACCACTACTTGTGGGATGGTGATGGTGTTGGTGCAGGTCTACGCAGACAGACAACGGAAGCGTTCTCCGGTAAGAAAATCACCGCCACGATGTTCAAGGGCAGCGAATCGCCATTCGATGAGGATGCGCCTTATCAGGCCGGAGCATGGGCTGATGAAGTCGTACAGGGCGACAACGTTCGCACTATTGGTGATGTGTTCCGCAATAAGCGAGCGCAATTCTATTACGCGCTGGCTGACAGGCTGTATCTGACATATCGGGCGGTTGTCTACGGTGAGTATGCAGACCCCGACGACATGCTGAGTTTCGACAAAGAAGCGATAGGCGAGAATATTCTGGAGAAGCTGTTTGCAGAACTGACGCAGATCCAACGCAAATTCAACGGTAACGGGAAGCTTGAGCTGATGACCAAAGTCGAGATGAAGCAAAAGCTCGGTATTCCATCTCCTAACCTGGCTGATGCGCTGATGATGTGTATGCATTGCCCGGAGTCGGCTGCGCAACCCGACTATTCCAGTTACTCAATTCCTTGTGGTGTAGGTTGATATGGCAGAAAAAAAGATGACTGACTGGCATCGCAAGGTGCTGTGCAACTTTGATAATGCCTGGTCAGCAACGCAGGATATGCGTGAGCAGATTATTGAGGCTCAACGTTTCGTCCGGGTATCCGGCGCACAGTGGGAAGGCAGCACAAACGCTGGTTACTCATTTGATGAAGGCAGGTTTGAGCATTACCCGCGCTTTGAACTGAATAAGATTGCCCGTGAATGTGATCGCATCATTGGCGAGTATCGACAGAATCGCATCAGCGTTAAATTCAGGCCGAAGGACGATAAGGCATCGGAAGCGTTAGCCGAAAAGATGAACGGCAAATTCCGCGCTGACTATCAGGAAACATCCGGTGGCGAAGCGTGTGATAACGCATTTGATGATGCTGTAACGGGCGGATTCGGTTGTTTCCGCATGTGTGCCGATTACGAAGATGAAATGGACCCAAGTAACGAGCAGCGACGCATCAGCCTTCTTCCTGTTTACGACCCGGCCACATGCGTCTTCTTCGATCAGGACAGCAAACAATATGACCGCTCTGATGCTATGTGGGCTATGGAAATGTTCTCCATGACGCCCAAAGCGTTCGAGGCTGAATACCCTGATTCCATCGCAGCAAGTCTTTCTCGTGATGACACTGGCACTCAATATGACTGGTCAACTCCTGATGCTATCTATGTTGGACGCTACTACGAAGTTCGCATAGAGAAGGTGAAGCTCACGGCGTGGCGCAACCCTGTTAGCGGAGAAACGGCAATCTATGATGAAGATCAAATCAAAGATATTGTTGACGAGCTAACCGACGGTGCATTCGAGCTGATCGGTGAGAGGACAGTGAAGAAACGCAGAGTTTATTGCGGTCTTCTGTCTGGCGCTGAATGGCTGGAAGAACCGAAGCGTATTCCGGGCGAACATATTCCTCTCATCCCGGTATATGGGCGTCGTTCATTTGTTGATAATCAGGAGCGAATCGAAGGCCACGCAGCAAAAGCGATGGATGCACAGCGTCTTGAGAACCTGATGGTTTCCATGATTGCAGATAACGCTACTCAGGCTGGCGGTGATGGCATTCCTGTAGTTGATGTTGACATGATTCCTGGTCCTCTCGCCACTCATTGGGCGGAGCGCAACAAAAAGCGCCCGGCGTTCCTCCCGATGGTCAGTCTGAAAAACAAAAACGGAGATATTACTGCGCAGGCTCAGGTCAGCAGTTATACGCCTCCGACACAAATGCCTCCAGCTCTTGCCGGGCTATTGCAGTACACCGGAACGGCTATTCAGCAAATTACAGGTGCGTCGCAGCTTGAGAACATGCCGAGCAACGTCGCCACCGATACCGTTGATAGCATCTTTAACCGGATGGACACGCAGTCCTATATCTACATGGACAACATGGCTAAATCCATGCGTCGTGCTGGCGTCGTGTGGCTTTCTATGGCTCGTGAAGTCTATGGCAGCGATACGCCAATGCGCATCGTTAATGAGGATGGCAGCGATGACGTGGCGCTGATGACTGGTGAAGTGGTTGACCGTCAGACAGGGCAGGTTATCGCGCTTAACGACCTTTCGCAGGGTAACTACGAAGTGACTGTCGATGTCGGTCAGTCGTTCGCTACTCGCCGTGATGCAACGGTTAAGTCGTTACTTTCCATGCTGGCACTTATCCCGCCAGGAACGCCGAAGCACGACCTTGTATCGTCGATGATTCTCGACAATATGGACGGCGAAGGGATGGACGACCTGAAAGAATACAACCGCAATCAGTTGCTTCTGTCTGGCGTTATCAAGCCGAGAACGCCTGAAGAACAGCAGATGGTTGAACAGGCGAAACAACAACAGGCCAGTCAGCCAGATCCGGCTATGGTTGCAGCGCAAGGTCAGCTTCTGGCTGGTCAGGCTGAATTGCAGAAAGCGCAGAACGAACAGGCAGCCATTCAGGTTAAAGCATTCCAGGCACAGACTGATGCTCAGGTTGCAGCGGCAAATGTTGTGAAAATCCTCGCATCTGCCGATAGCCAGCAGAAATCTGATATCCGCGAGGCTCTGAAACTGCTCGGACAGTTCCAGCAACAGCAAGGAGACAATGCCCGTGCTGATGCAGAGCTTGTCCTGAAAAGTCAGGCACAGGGCCATGCGCAGCGCATGGACATCAGCAGCATCCTGCAAAAATCAACTCAGCAACAACCACAGCAGTAATTAACCCATAACGTGCAATGGCTGTCTTTATGAGGCCTGGCACCCTATTGCCTTCCGATGGGCTGAACATCGAGTAAACAGGGGTAACAAATGGACCAGATGGCAGAAAACACACCAGAAGTTGAAATCGAAACCGACGCGTCAGAGCAGATTCCTGATGATGTCGAACTGGCTGAAGAAGTCGAAACAGAAGATGGCAGTGAGTCCTCCGGCAATGATGCAGAGGAAGCTACTGAAACTGATGACGACGAATCAGAACAGGAATTCTACTTTGGTGACGAAAAGCTGGATTCGCCAACCAGCGAAGATAGCGCAGAGCATGGACTGGTAAAACACCTGCGCAAGACGATTAAAGAGAAAGACCGCGAGCTGAAAGAGCTGATGCGTCAGTCTCAGAAACCCGTCGAGCAGCAGCCGGTAATCACTCAACCACCGCGAATGCCAAAACTGGATGATGAGGACATCGGTTTCGATGAAGAAATCTATCAGCAACGCATGGCTAAGTGGGCAGAGGATAACGGAAAGTACCAGCAACAGGAGATGGCTCGCAAGCAGAAGGAGCAGGAGCTTCAGGCTGCCTATCAAGAGCGATTATCCAAATATCAGCACCGTGTTAAGGCTCTCAAAGTTCCTGGCTATCAGGAAGCTGAGCAGGCCGTACTCGAGGAAATTCCCATCGAGACACAAAACGCGATCCTGTTTGAGTCAGAGAAGCCGGAAATCGTTGTTCTGGCACTCGGTCGCAACGCTGAACTGCGCAAGCAACTGGCAGAAGCTACCAACCCCGTAGCAATTGGTCGTCTGCTGGAACGTATCGAATCGAAGGCCAGAATCATGCCAAAAGCAAAAACCACGGCAGCCACAACCCCGACAGTTAAGGGGAGCAACGGCGCAGTAATCAACAACCTCGACAAATTGAAAGCCAAGGCGCTGGAAACTGGTGACTGGACGCCGTATTTCGCCGCTAAAAAGGCAAAAAAATAACCTATCGGAGCATTAAGCATGGCTAACCAATTAGCAAAAGACCTTGAAATCATGTTCGAAAACTACGTTGAAGGCTTTGAGGCCGCCTGCGTAGTTTCCCGTAACGCTAAAAAATTCCGTCCCGGTGATACAGCAATGCAGCGAGCAGGTGATGTTCTGTATCGCCCGCAGCATTACCACATGAACATTGAGGAAGGCCTCGATCTCAGCAGCAAAACGCCTACCGCACTGGTTCAGCGCCTTGTTCCTTCTGTGTTCAAGGAGCCGAAAAACATTCTGTACACTCTGGATGCGCGTGAAATGCGTGACCCGGAACATAAAACTGAGGCTGGTCGAGCCGCAGGTATGCGCCTTGCTGCACAGATTGACTCTGACCTGATTTCCATGGTCACGCAGCGTGCTACTAACGTGATCACGATGGCTGACTCAACCACAGGTACACAGGGCCGTGATTTGTGGAACTGTGCGGCAGGTATTGATGCCACCATGACGGCGATAGGTGTACCGCAGGGTATCAACCGTCGCTCTTTCTGGAACCCCTTCAACTACAAAGACCTTGCTGGCGAGCTTGGTCACCGTGCCTATGCTCAGGGCGCAACCCTGACAGCATACGAAAAAGCGCAGATCCCTCCGGTTGCTTCCTTTGATAGCTACAAGACCGATATTTCTGGTCGATTACCGAAAGGAAGCACTGAATCCTTGACAGTATCAGGCCAACCTGAACACAAGGTTGAAGCGAAAGATTCAAATGGTATGCCAGTTGATAACCGACAGGGGACTATTACGGTATCTGCATCTGGCTTGCAGGTTGGTGATGCGTTCACCATTGCCGGTGTGAATTCCGTACACCAGATCACAAAAGATACCACCGGTCAACCGCAGGTATTCCGTGTTCTGGCTGTTAGCGGAACTACCGTAACAATTTCTCCAAAGATTCTCCCTGTTGAAAATACTGATGTTGCGAGTCGTCCATATGCAAACGTCGATGCCAAACCGGCAGAATCAGCAGCAATCACCATTCTCAACAAGAACGCAGCACCTGCTAACCTGTTCTGGGCTGATGGTTCTGTTGAGCTGATGTACGGCAAACTGGCGTTCCCGACTGGTCAGGGTCCACAGGTAATGACAGCAACCACAGAGCAGGGCGCTACGCTGATCATGTCTTACGCCTTCGACCACATCAAAGGCGTAACCACTGCTCGTTTCACCACTCTGTACGGTTGCTCTGTACTTGTTCCTGAATATACGGGCATCGTTATTGCCGGGCAGTAATTTTGGTGGGGCTTCGGCCCCATTTTTATTGGGAGAAGACAATGGCACGAACAATGCTCTATAAGCCTGGCAACATGATCACCTGTGGTCAGTTTGCTGTCGATTACATCATTGTTGATGACGAAGAAGTTAAATCTCACCTGAAAAAAGGCTGGGTAAAAACTCCTGAAGAAACCGCAACGAAGCATAAAGTGGCTAAGGCGGAAGAAGATGGCGAAAACGAAGGGTGATCTCGTTCTTAAGGCTTTACGAAAAGCCGGGCTGTATTCCAATGCCACGTTGACAGATGCTGACCCTCAGGCAATTGAAGATGCCATTAATGACCTCGAAGACATGATGGCAGCATGGCAGGCTAAAGGTATCGAGCTTGGATATCAGTTTGCTGATACAGAAAACGGCATCATGCCGTTACCTGACGATGATTCAGGTATCCCTGCATGGGCAAATGATGGCGTCGCTTTGAAGCTCGCTGTGCAGGTGTGCATGGATAACGTCATTCAGCCGTCAGACGCTCTCCTTACCGCTGCTGACAGTGCATATCAGACAATCTGCATCGCTTTAACCAAAATACCACCACTTGAGCGGCGAAATGACATGCCTCGCGGTAGTGGTAACAAAAGCGCGTTTACGTGGAATCGGTTTTACATCGAGAAAGATGATCCGAGTACGTGAGGTGAATAAATGCCGATTCAGCAACTTCCGCTTATGAAAGGTGTCGGCAAAGACTTTAGAAACGCTGACTATATCGACTATCTGCCAGTGAATATGTTGGCTACACCCAAAGAAATACTCAACAGCAGCGGATATCTTCGCTCATTCCCGGGCATTGCCAAACGTTCTGATGTGAACGGTATATCGCGCGGCGTCGAGTACAACATGGCGCAGAATGCTGTTTATCGTGTGTGTGGTGGAAAGCTCTACAAAGGCGAAAGTGAAGTCGGTGACGTCGCCGGAAGTGGCCGTGTATCAATGGCGCATGGTCGGACATCACAGGCGGTAGGCGTTAACGGGAAACTGGTCGAGTATCGCTATGATGGCACGGTTAAAACCGTCTCAAACTGGCCTACAGACAGCGGATTCACGCAGTATGAGTTAGGCTCAGTCCGCGACATTACGCGATTACGTGGGCGTTATGCGTGGTCAAAAGACGGCACTGATTCATGGTTTATCACTGACCTTGAAGACGAATCGCATCCTGACCGTTACAGCGCACAATATCGTGCCGAGTCTCAGCCGGACGGCATCATCGGTATCGGGACATGGCGAGACTTCATCGTCTGCTTTGGTTCATCGACTATTGAATATTTCTCCCTGACTGGCGCAACCACCGTTGGTGCTGCTTTGTATGTCGCACAGCCATCACTGATGGTGCAAAAAGGCATCGCCGGGACTTACTGCAAAACGCCGTTTGCTGATTCGTATGCGTTCATCAGCAATCCGGCAACGGGTGCGCCGTCTGTGTATATCATCGGCTCCGGTCAGGTGTCACCAATTGCCAGCGCGAGCATTGAGAAAATCCTCCGCTCCTACACTGCTGATGAACTGGCTGATGGCGTGATGGAATCGCTGCGATTTGATGCGCATGAGTTGCTGATTATCCACCTTCCGCGCCATGTTCTGGTGTACGACGCATCTTCAAGTGCCAATGGTCCGCAATGGTGTGTGCTGAAAACAGGCCTGTATGACGATGTGTACCGCGCTATCGACTTCATTTACGAAGGCAATCAGATAACGTGCGGCGATAAGCTTGAATCGATGACAGGAAAATTGCAGTTCGATATCAGCAGCCAGTACGACAAGCAACAGGAACACCTGCTGTTTACTCCGTTGTTCAAAGCGGATAACGCCAGAGTTTTCGACCTTGAAGTTGAATCGTCAACTGGAGTTGCGCAGTACGCCGACCGCCTGTTCCTCTCTGCAACCACTGACGGCATAAATTATGGTCGTGAGCAGATGATTGAGCAGAATGAACCGTTCGTTTACGACAAACGCGTTTTGTGGAAGCGTGTCGGGCGAATCAGGAAAAATGTTGGCTTCAAATTGCGCGTTATCACGAAGTCACCTGTAACTCTTTCTGGCGCTCAGATAAGGATTGAGTAATGGCGGATTCGAATCTCAACACTCCTGTTATTGTGCAGGCGACGCGGCTCGATACATCAATCCTTCCACGCAATATCTTCAGCCAGTCTTACCTGTTGTATGTCATTAATCAGGGGGCTGATGTCGGCGCAATTGCCGGGAAGGCAAATCAGGCTGGTCAGGGCGCTTACGATGCACAGGTGAAAAACGATGAACAGGATGTCGAACTGGCTGATCACGACGCAAGAATCACCGCAAACACAAAAGCGATAAATCTCCTTGAGGTCAGGTTAACAACCGCCGAAGGGAAGATAGTCGTACTGCGTAGCGATGTTGATTACTTGCTGGATGAGGTTATCGATATTCAGGCGCATCTGGTCACTGTTGACCAAAGACTGGATGACGTAGAAAACGATGTCTCTGGCATTAAGAGTGATTACGTATCGAAAACCGTAACAGAATCGCAGTCTCTTGCGTCACCGCTGGATGTAAAAACATCATATTCAGTTGATGGAATTCAGGTCGTTGGAGCAAGGCAGACCGGATGGACAGCGGCCACAGGCACACCACTTCTTGGCTCATTCAACGCTAACCAGTCATACACGGTCGGCACTACGTACACACAATCCGAAGTCGCAGCTATCGCTACAGGTTTGCAGCAGGCGCGGCAGCGTATTCTGGCGCTTGAAACAGCACTTAGATTACATGGGCTGATTGACTGATGATTACATTCAAACCAACGCGAAACATCGACCTGATCGAAGCAGTAGGAAATCACCCTGACATTATCGCCGGGAGCAACAACGGTGATGGATATGACTACAAACATGAATGCCGTTACTTTGAGGTTAACGTGCACGGGCAGTTCGGCGGAATTGTTTACTATCAGGAGATTCAGCCGCTGACCTTTGATTGCCACGCCATGTACCTGCCAGAGATTCGCGGATTCAGCAAGGAAATCGGGCTGGCTTTCTGGCGATACATTCTGACTAACACCACCGTTCAGTGCGTCACATCGTTCGCTGCACGCAAATTCCGCCACGGTCAGATGTACTGCGCAATGATTGGCCTTAATCGTGTAGGAACCATCAAAAAATACTTCAAAGGCGTGGATGACGTGACGTTTTACAGCGCCACACGCGAAGAACTAATCGACTTCCTGAATCACGGGAGATAGCCATGTTATATGCATTTAAGCTGGGCAGAAAACTGCGCGGCGAGGAACCTTATTGCCCTGAAAAAGGCGGGAAAGGTGGCAGTTCTGATAAAAGCGCAAAGTATGCCGCAGAAGCTCAGAAGTATGCCGCAGACCTGCAAAATCAGCAGTGGCAGACGATCATGAAAAACCTTGCTCCGTTCACGCCGCTTGCGGAGCAGTATGTTAACCAGCTTCAGAATCTTTCCAGTTTAGAAGGTCAGGGGCAGGCACTTAATCAGTATTACAATTCTCAGCAGTATAAAGACCTTGCAGGTCAGGCTCGTTACCAGAGTCTTGCTGCTGCGGAAGCGACTGGCGGACTTGGTTCGACAGCCACAAGCAATCAACTGGCTACGATCGCGCCGACACTCGGTCAGTCTTGGTTATCAAACCAGATGAGCAATTACAACAATCTGGCAAACGTTGGGCTTGGTGCGCTGCAAGGTCAGGCAAACGCCGGGCAGACGTACGCCAACAACATGAGCAGCATTGCACAGCAAAGCGCAGCTCTTGCCGCTGCTAATGCCAATAAACCATCAAGTCTTCAGACTGCAATTAGTGGCGGAACGTCTGGTGCGATTGCCGGTGCAGGTCTTGCCAGTCTTTTGGGAACATCAACGCCTTGGGGCGCTGGCATTGGTGCTGGTATCGGATTGCTTGGCTCGTTGTTTTAAGGGGTAATCATGGCTACTTGGCAAGGAACAAACGGCGGATTGTTAGCTGGTATCGGCGGCGTCAACTCAAACGCTCCGAGCGTAAATGACATCGGCAATACGCTTCAGTTTATCAGGCAGAACAATGATATTGAGCGTTCAGGCGCTAACAATGTTGGGCTGACTGCTTTGCAAGGCCTTTCAGGTATTGCGGGGGTGTTTCAGCAGGAAAAGCAGGCTCAGCGGCAGAAAGAATTTCAGCAGGCATACGCTAATGCTTATGCGTCTGGTGATCGCGGTGCTTTGCGTCAGTTGGCTACTCAATATCCAGAACAGATTGAATCCGTTCGTAAAGGCATGGGATTCATTGATGAAGATCAGCGTAATTCTATCGGCACCTTAGCGGCTGGCGCACGCCTTGCGTCATCGTCTCCAGAAGCAATGCAATCATGGCTGCAAAACAACGCCAATGAGCTGGCGCGCGTCGGTGTTGACCCTAATAACGTTGCTCAGATGTATCAGCAGAATCCTTCAGGATTTGGTGAGTTTGTTGATCACCTTGGAATGGCTGCTCTTGGTCCGATTGATTACTTCAATGTTCAGGACAAGATGGCTGGTCGTGAGATTGATCGCGGAAAACTTGCAGAGACAATCCGCAGCAATCAGGCTGGCGAGGCACTTCAGGCGAGAGGGCAAAACCTTTCCTATCAGTCAGCAATGACTGGGCACAATATCGCAGCACAACGCTTGGCTCTGGATCAGCAAGAGTTCGGGTTTAAAATGCAGCAAGCGCAGGAAAAGGCTCAGCAGTTGATTAGCGAAGCACCTAAGCTGTCAGTAAACATGGAAAAAGGCATCGAGACGGCTGTAAACAATGCTACAGCATCAGCAAACTCAGCCAATTCTATGAGTGCGCTTGCTCAACAGTTCAGAGCAGAAAAACCAACGACAGGTTTGTTCGGTAACGCACAGAACATGTTCGCAAAACTTACCGGAAGCGATACGACATTGCGTGATTTGCGCATTCGCCAAAATGCCCTTGTTAACAGTCAGGTTCTTAAATTCCTACCTCCCGGCCCAGCAACGGATAAAGACGTTGAGATCGTTCGACAGGGTGCGCCAACTGACATGGATAACCCTGAGACGGTCGCAAGATGGCTTGATGCAATGGCAAACCTTGAGCGACGAAACGCGCAGTTTAATGAGTTTAAAGCTGAGTGGATGAGCGCGAATGGCAACCCTGGACAATCGCGTAATGGCGGTCAGATATTGGGGTTGGATGTTAAAAAAGGTGAATCATTGGGGAGTGCCGTTAAGCGGTATATGTCAATGAATACTGACGCAGCACCAGCGCAAGATTCGACACCTTCAGGAGAACCACGGAATCAGGTTGGATCATATACCTCAAAATCAGGCATTCAATTTACGGTGGAATGATGAAAGTAACTGCAAACGGTAAGACATTTACCTTCCCTGATGGTACGAGCACGGAAGATATTGGATCTGCCATTGATGAGTATTTTGCTGGACAGTCTGTTCAGCAACAAACTGTCAGCCAGGATAGCAATGAACCAGCACGTGAAGAACCATCATTGATGCAACAAGCTGGCGATTGGCTCACTGGTGGTCAAAGTGCAGGGCAAATTGCAGAACAGGCTGGTCGTGGTCTGGTAAACATACCATTTGACGTATTGCAGGGTGGCGCAAGTCTGATTAATGCAATCAGTCAGGGGCTTGGTGGACCCAAGGTTTTGGATGATGTTTATCGTCCAGTAGACAGACCGACAGACCCCTACGCGCAAGCCGGTGAAACAATTGGTGGGTATTTAGTTCCAGGAGTTGGAACGGCAGGAAGCATGGCTATTGGCTCACTGGCAGAGGCTGCAAATCAGAAAGGCGATTTCGCACAAAATGCAGCAAGAAACGCCGGAGTTAACCTTGCCGCTCAGGGGGTTCTTTCCGCAGCAGCAAAGGGAATAGGGCGTGGAATAACGGCTATAAAAGGTGATATTGCGCCAGAAGTGGCGAAGAAAATTGCCACATCAGAATCGATGGGCGTGACACCAATGACATCTGATGTTATCCCGCCGAAAAATGCTTTCACTCGCGGCCTTACTCAGGATGCCGAGGGGGCTTTGCTCGGGACAGGCTCAAAGAGAGCGGAGCAATATGCAACGCGTAGTAAGCTGGTAAGCAATTATTTTGACCGTTTTGGTGAGTACAACCCTGATGATGTGGTGAAATCTCTGACCACCACGTTAAGGGGGCGGAAGGATGCCGCTGGCGCTGTTATCAATGACGTCACCAATAAAATGGGTAATGCCGCAGTTGATACCACAAATACCATGAATGCTCTGAATACAGCGATCGCAAGACAGGAACGGCTTGGGACTTCAGCCAATCAAAGCCTGCTTACATCCTTGCGTAACCTACGTGAAGAATTAGCAAACCCTGCAACTGATTTGGATGTTACGTTTGATCTCTTGCGTCAGCACAGAACAGCATTTAGATCTAATGTTCAGGGAGATTCTATGGTCTTCCCCAACCAGGCAAAAGCAGCTACCAATATGGTAGAGAATGCAATGTCAAAAGACCTTCGTAACGCAGTTGCAAAAAACCTCGGTGCGTCAGACGCAGCAAAATACCTTAAAGCAAATTCCGATTATGCAAACGTTTATAATAAGGTGCTTAATAAAAACATTGCTAACAAGCTCAACAAGGCAAGCAGTGAAGCCAGTCCTGAACTTATAAATACCGTTGTATTAAGCAGAAAGCCATCTGACGTGAAACGAATCTGGAGCGCATTGGATGATAAAGGGAAAGATGCTATGCGTGCAGCTTACGTCAGCAAAATAGCGGAAAAGGCCGGTGACTCTCCAGCCAAGTTCATCACTGAAGTTAATAAGCTTAAATCTCAGTCAGGCGGTGAAATTTACAACACTATTTTTTCTGGAAAGCACATGAAAGAGCTTGATGCTCTTCATGAAGTTCTACAGCAAACAGCAAGGTCAGACACCGCAAATGTAGTAACTCAGACGGGGCAATCACAAGCCAACAGGATAAGGACGATTGGCGCAACTGCGACTCTTGGAGTATCAATGGGGCTTGAGGCTGGCTTTGGTGCAATGATGCGTTTGTATGAGTCCAAAGCCGCAAGGAATATGCTTCTTCGTTTGGCAAACACCAAAGCAGGAACACCAGCCTATGAAAGAGCGCTAAATAACGCTGCGAATGCCATCAGACCGCTGTTTGCTACTGAGGCAACACAGCAGTAACGTATGGGAAATTGGATTCAATCGCTAACATTTTCTTTTTACTTTTCCAACAAAAGCTTTGGTTGAATCCATATTTCCATAACCGGAAATGGTTTTTGACATTAAAACTGTTCCAGTAGGATGTATTACCCATGAGTCGATAACGCGTTGAGTTTCGCCATTCGCGCCGATTCCTATGATGGAGTTTTTAGACAATGCTTTGTAAGCCATGCCGCCCGCATCTGTCCCAGAATATGTGATGCTGGCATCTTCACCGCTTGTCTTAATGATGAATGTTCCACTAAAACCATCTTCTTCCGGATGGAAATTATTTCGTTCTGAATAGCTTATTCCGCGCATATCTCCAACGACCCAGCACTCTGCTGTAGCCCCAAAAGATATGAATAAGAACATAGCAGCAAGAAATTGCTTCACACCAACCTCCTTAGTTTTGAGCAGGATACCAGATGATAATGTGTAGTTGGAGTAGCGCGGTTGTAATGCAAGCATTTTGTTTTAGTTTTATGCTTGCTTGTATGTGTGCACAGTGTATATAATGCAAGCATAAATCACAACAAAGGTGCTTGCATTATGACTGAAAAGAAAAGTGGCGAAGGGAAAGCTAAGGGCGGGATCGCTCGCGCAAAGTCGCTGACTAAAGAGCAGCGTTCTGAAATAGCAAAGAAAGCAGCTGCTGCAAGATGGAAAAGTAAGATTCTCAGGGCAACTCATCGTGGTAACTTTTTAGATGATTTTGGCATTGATGCTGAATGTTATGTACTGGATGACGAGTCGAAAACTGTCGTTGTTACGAAAACTGGATTATCTCAGTTGCTAGGGATTGGTGAACATGCCAGGGATTTAGATCAACTGCTTGGCGCTCAGTATATGAGCAAATACCGAGATCTAGAATTGCAGCGAAAAATGGAAAATCCCTATAAATTTCAACTTACTTCGAAGTCTAAAACCGTTCATCAAGCGTTAGGTTATGACATTACAGCAATTGTTGATATTGGTAGGGCACTAATAGAAGCCAAAGATAATGACGATCTACCACAATCACGGTTAAAGGCAGCCGCCGCAGCACAGAGACTTATTAATGCCTCCGCTAAGGCGGGAATTAAGGGGGTTGCGTATGCGCTTGCTGGTTATCGTCCAGAAGTTCAGGCTGTCATTGACGAGTTCAAAGCGTTTGTTCGTGAAGAGGCTCGTCAATATGAAAAGGAATTTCCAGATGAGCTATACGAGGAGTGGTATCGACTGTACGGCCTGAATAGGCCAGAGAAAGGACGGCCTATTCGTTTTGGGCAGCTAACCAACATGCAGATATACACCCCGCTAGCAAAGAGTAAAGGTAAAATCCTTGAACAGATTCGAGCCAGCCGAGACGAGAACGGAAAACAATCTGATAAGTTGCATCTGTTCCTTTCTGAAATTGGTGTCAAGGCTTTGCGTCAGCATATCGGTAAGCTTCTTGGGGTCGCAGCGATGAGTGAGACAAGAGAAGAATACGAAAAAGGAATAGAAAAGGTTTTTGGAAGAATGAAACCAGAAATCTAATTATGAAACCCACCGTCAGGTGGGTTTTTTGTACAAATCCTTCAGCGTATCAAACACCATCTTCTTAACAAGTTCGGACTGCTCATCAGCGAGTCGTTCTGCATCGTCGCGATATCCAGTCACAGGCGATGGTTTTGATAGAGCATCTTGGACGATTTGTAACAACTCGGAGTTCATTGATCTCCCATTCGCCTCCGCCCTGAATTTTAATTTCTCCCTTACTTCCATAGGCATACGGAAGTTAAAGTGCGGATCATCTCTAGCCATGCCATCACTCCAAGTTAGTGTATTGACATGATAGAAGCACTCTACTATATTCTCAATAGGTCCACGGTGGACCTATATTGTGAGGTGAATATGAAAGGAATGAGCAAGATGCCGCAGTTCAATTTGCGGTGGCCTAAAGAAGTATTGGATTTGGTACGCAAGGTGGCGGAAGAGAATGGTCGGTCTGTTAACTCTGAGATTTATCAGAGAGTAATGGAAAGCTTTAAGAAGGAAGGGCGCATTGGCGCGTAAAGTTGAAGCCCCAACTGCGGGAACAGTCAGGGCTTCGGTATCAACAAATCGGATTAGGAAATATTGACATGAAAAGTATAGCAAAGGCACAAAACGATTTCACCATCTTCAAATTCGGCGACAGTGAAATCCGCGTCATCAACAAATGCGGTGAGCCGTGGTTTGTAGCAAAAGATGTTTGTGATGCTTTAACCCTGACTAACTCACGCAAGGCGCTTACTGCACTTGATGACGATGAAAAGGGAGTAACTTTAAGTTACACCCTTGGTGGTGAGCAGAATCTAAGCATTGTTAGCGAATCAGGTATGTATACATTGGTTCTGCGCTGCCGCGATGCTGTCAATAAAGGTTCGGTCCCGCACAAATTCCGCAAGTGGGTAACAGCAGAAGTTCTACCTTCAATTCGCAAACATGGCGAGTATGTGAAAGGCAAGAAAACCACTGTTGAGGAAAGAACGGCGCTACGCGATGCAGTAAACATGCTGGTAGGAAAGAAAGGACTTCGCTATGACGATGCATACAATATGGTTCATCAGCGTTTTGGTATTGACAGCATTGATGAACTTTCAATTGAACAAATCCCGCTGGCCGTAGAGTACATCCACAGGGTAGTGCTTGAAGGCGAGTTTATCGGCAAACAAGAGAAGAAAGCAAACGAGCTTTCTGCAAAAGAAGCAAACAGCCTTGTATGGCTATGGGATTATGCTAACCGTTCACAGGCATTATTCTGCGAACTGTATCCGGCATTAAAACAAATTCAATCGAACTATTCCGGCAGATGCTACGACTACGGTCATGAATTCTCGTATGTTATCGGAATGGCGAGAGACGTTTTAATCAATCACACACGAGATGTTGATATCAATGAGCCAGACGGACCAACGAATCTTTCCGCATGGATGAGACTTAAGAATAAAGAATTACCTCCTTCAGTACATAACTACTGACAGATAACCAACGCGACAACCCAGCTTCGGCTGGGTTTTTTTATGCCCAAAATTCATCGTAGCCATGCTTCGGTGATTCCTTGTATCTGGAGCAAATTAAATGACAGATTCAATAAATGCCAATGTTGTAGTGAGCATGCCTTCTCAACTCTTCACTATGGCGCGTTCTTTTAAAGCGGTTGCCAATGGCAAAATTTATATCGGTAAAATTGACACTGATCCGGTAAATCCTGAAAACCAGATTCAGGTTTATGTGGAAAACGAAGACGGTTCTCACATTCCTGTTTCGCAACCAATCATCATTAACGCTGCTGGTTACCCGGTATATAACGGGCAGATTGCCAAGTTCGTAACTGTGCAAGGCCATTCTATGGCTGTATATGATGCGTATGGTGCGCAGCAGTTCTATTTTCCTAATGTGCTGAAGTATGACCCTGACCAACTAAGACAGGAGTTAGATGGTGTTGGTGGGGTTAATTTAGTAAATGGGGCATTACATGGTGCCATGGATTCAGATCCAAATGTTGGTTTTAAAATCACCACATCCTCAGGTGAGATTTACGAATATGCTCCGGGAATTACAGGTCTTGCCGATGGGTTTTCGGTATCAGCATCACAGTTATATTTAACAAGGAATGGCCTATCTTATAAATACTCTTCACCTCATAACACACTGGTTTGGCCATCTCAGTATATCGATACGAGTGCTGATGCGAAATATTCAATTGAATCTATTATGGCGCACGGATTGAATGTGGACCTTAACGGAACTACAGTTAAAGCCAGCACCATCAATATTACGAAAGATTTGATTAATGGTGAAATTGTTGCTATCGGAGATGAAGGATCATTTATAACAGTAAACTCATGCATGCTTAACAATATTAAAGTTAACTGCAATATGATGGCAATTAGAAGGCCTGTTCATATCAAAACAGGGGCTGTTAATCCAGTAGTTAAGAATGTTGATGTTTTTGATAGTAATGGTTCTCAACTAACTTATGGTATTTTCATAGATGCAAATTCTGTATTGAATTTTGTCGTTGATAACATATCAATACATAATATTACCACCATTGGAAATGGTATTCAGGGTGATGTAATTGGGCCATGTCGAGGGATTCTTGTAGGAACGGCACTTGATCCAGTACCATCAAATGATGATGAGGTATCAAGTGGAGTTATAAGTAACGTAAGGATTTACAAGCTAAACCCTTGGGAAGATGCTGATGGTGTTGTTATTCAGATTTACAACTCATCATCAAATATGCTCAGCGGGAAGAAAATAAAGGTTGATGGCGTTTATACTTACAATGCACTTAAGCGAGCAGTCAAAGTTCAGGCCAATGATGTTACAGTAACAAATGTATTTGCGGTTTGTGATGACGCCTCAGCAACTAACCCTATGTATAGTTGTGTTAGTGTTTATGGTAGTTCCTGTGTTGTTCGTGGTGTTAGTGGGCGAGGAAGGATTGGCAATGGTGTTGATTCATCTGATGGGTTCAATACTATCAGTGATGTTTATCTTAAGACGACAGCAACCTATGAGCTAAGCGCAGGTCTACAGATAACTTCCGGGCAGGTAAACGCGAATAACATTCACTCTGAAGGATCAAGATACATAGTCGCAATTCGGGCAGTTAATAACACAACACCGTATGTAAATATTAATGGCATATATGGGCAAGGTTATGACGGGGCGATTTTGTTAGAAATCAGATACGGATTTAATATTGGTAATGTTTACTTAAGTGATATTTCAGTATCAAGTTCAAATCCCACAAGGTCTTCATTCTTCTTTGATATATTATCAGGTGGAAGTATATCTCTGATCAGCGTGTCAGACGTCAAGAGAATCAGTCAGGCATTTAACGGAGCAGATATAAACATTTCTGGTGGGGTTGCAAAAGCTATTGTTAAAAATTCAGTTTTTGAGAGTGGTTCGTCAAGCGTTGGTGTATCAATGACAACTGGTACTTTAGTTGCATCAAATATATCAGCACAAAGTAAATCTTATGCTGTCAACGCTGTACAAACCACAAATTCACTTATAAATAACATTGATGGAATCGTTAGGGTTGATAGCACAACCAACAGTAATGTCGGCCTTTACAGAGGGATTACCTCTGTTGGGACTAACACAGGACTGAAAACTGTTTTCTATCAATAATTATATATAACCTTTTGATGTTTTATATGATGTTATCTTGGCAGGGACGCCAGCAATAGTGCAATTTCCATCTTTAAAATCTTTGTTAACGACTGCATTCGCGCCTATTGCACAATTGTCACCTATAACTATCTTTCCGTAAATTTTTGCTCCAGGACCAATGTAGCAATTATCACCAATTACAGGGGATTCAAGTCCTGCTCCAGCTGATGTGCCAATATTCGTACCTACATGAATTCGGCAATTTGCACCTATCCTGGCTCCTGCGTTAACAACTATGTTACCATAATGTGGTATTGATAACCCTGGACCAAAGGTATTGATAGGTATTGAAAATCCAAGTTTCATTTGAATTTTGCGTAACCTAAGTCTTGTAATCAGAATTAAAACTTTATTTCCTTTGCAATTAGTAAGATACTCCAACCTCCTTAGCAATCTAAGGAATCTCCATATATCGTTGAATATTATATTTTTTAACCTTGACCCCTGAAGCCTCATAGCCTTTTCGTCAAGGAGAAGGTATGACTTGTAATCTTCCTTGCTGCTTATCATTCTATGCTCGCCAGAAATGTGAATAGGTGTAAAGATTAAGAAAAACCTCAACATTTTGCAAGATTAAGGTTAATCATAGTAAATGACAGTTGATCTGAATGCGCCTTAAGACTACTGTGTATGCATGCAGTGATGTAGGTGGCACTACCCCTCCTTTTCATCAAGCCAATCCGCCCACCACTGCATCATTTCTCTGCGCTTATCGAGATACTGAGCATGGTTGTAAATACCGCGCACAGATCCACCGTTGGCATGTGCCAGCTGCACTTCAATAGCGTCAGCAGGCCATTCGTGCTCGTTCATAATCGTGCTGAATTCATGCCTGAATCCGTGACCGCTTTCCAGACCTTCATAGCCGATTTGTTTGATCACAAGCAATACCGCGTTCTCGCAGATTGGCTTCTTCTTATCGTTGCGCCCGGCAAAAACAAACTCTGAGACTGGTTTGGTGATTGAGCTTAGCGTAGTGAGAAGTTCAACCACCTGGTCTGACATCGGGACCACATGAATTTTGCGTCCCTTCATCACACTGGCGTCGATGGTGATAATCCTGTTTTCAAAATCGACGTTCTTCCATAGCATGGAACGAAGCTCTTTCGTTCTTAGGGCTGTATAACGTAAAACTTTTGTCGCAATGAGCGATACGATACTTCCTGAAAATGTTGCCAGTGCTTTGTTGAATGCAGGCATCTGGTCTGCTGGAAGGAACGGGAAGTTCTTCTTGCGGTATCCTTTCATGGCGTCTGCAAGGTCAGGTGCCGGGTTATATTTAGCCCTTCCGGTGACAATAGCGTAACGAAAAACCTCGCCGCATCTTCTGCGGGCTTTGTTGGCTCGCTCCATTGCACCGCGATCTTCAAATCTGCGGATTACTTCCAGCAGTTGCATCGGCTCAATATCCTGAATCTCAAGACCGCCGATGATGGGTAAAATGTCGTCATCAAACATTTTGGCAAGTTCAGTTGCATAGCCTACTGACCAGACTTGCTTCTTGTGCTCGTACCATTCCTTGTAAATCGCACTAAATGAATTGTTGTTAGACGAAGCCTTTTTCGCCTTTACCGGATCGATGCCAACCGAGATGTCTTTCCTCGCAGTCCATGCCTTATCCCTTGCTTCCTGCAAAGTCATAAGCGGATATTTTCCGACAGTCAGGATTTTCTCCTTACCGTCAATCTTGTAGCGAAGCTGCCATACCTTTTTCCCTGATACAGGGACATAAAGGTACAGGCCATTACCATCGAGTAGGCGGTATGGTTTTTCTTTCGGCTTTGCTGCTTCAATCTGCTTAACGGTGAGCAT